CTAGTACAGCATAATAGTCTTTATCCACCTTGTCAACCATATAAAAAAACTGATTTACTAATCATTACTGACAATGTTTAAGTGTGCATATCAAGGATGACAACCATAGAGGCAGGCAAACACTGGCGCGAGTTTTCATCCAACTTCAGTAACAAGTATTTTCAGCATATAGCCAACGCTCGTTTGCGTGGTCTGGCATCGTTTTCAAAGGAAGACTTGTTCCAATGTCCCAATATCATGCTTTATGGTACGGATACGACGTTGTTGAAACTATACACAGATGCTATTCTCTCGACGATCTTCAAACGCCCCGTGACCAAGAAATCCGCAACGTATGACGTGAGTAGTAACAATAACAAATACAACTGTCCGTATAAATACAGTGACGTGCACATCGAAGTTGACATGGAACACGTCCCCAACCCCGAAAAACAATACATTTGTGAGTTCATATCCAAACATGTTGCGCAAACCAAAAACATCAATCAACCTAAACACATCGTAGTCATTCACAACATGAATATTGTATCTGCTCAGGTCATGAACTCGTTAAAAAAACCGACAGACTCCAACACAAATGTACTATTCATCTTAACAAGCTCGCGGATATCCAATATAGACAATGCTATCAAGAGTCGTTGTTTGCACGTTCGGTGCAACACAGAGTACGATGACTTGGAAACGTTCCTCGAAATGTTTGTCGAAGGTCAAAACATACCTGACCAAGTCGAAGTAGATCCCGACGACGGGCTTGTAAAAATCCTCATGAAACTTGGTCTTTCCGAACGGACTTGTGAATCTACACTATCCAAAAATGTGCGTGAGTTCATCACAGACCTCTTCAACGACAAATCATTGCCGAGCGCATCCGAAAAGATACGCACCTTTGCCCACAAGATCTTGCATTTCAATTTTCCCGTCGCAAGAATATTTCAAGAGTGTATCCAGTTGTTTGTGAAAGACAAGAGGCTAGAAAACCACATGTTTGCCATAGCCGAGTTATCCGCAGACTTGGAATTGAAGTCTAGGCAAATGAGCAAGCCTGTCATAATCCTCGAGCATTATTGGACGCAAATATACGCGATGGTCAATGCTTACATATAAGCATACGTAGTATTTTTATTATACACGCGCCACCATGTCAGTCTACGAAGATTATTCCAGGTATGTCAAAAAGTATCAGGCTGAGTATGGTAGCAATACAGTGGTGTTATATGAACTTGGTTCGTTTTACGAGGTTTATTCCGCTAATGACAACTTGGTCGACATCCAGACTATAGGTAATGTGCTCAACATACAAGTAACGAAGAAGAACAAAGGCATCGAGGTAATCAGTGCGTCCAATTGCTACATGTGTGGTTTTCCATCACCGGCGCTTTCCAAGTTCATGGGAATTTTGTTACAAAACAACTACACTGTGGTCGTGGTGCAACAAGTGACACCGCCCCCGAAACCTAAACGTGCTGTTACCGAGGTTAGGAGTCCAGGTACAAAGTTCGAAGATCTACATCCAGGAGAAAACAACTACATCATGGCAGCGTATGTCGATGAGTTCAAAGATATGCGTTCGCATAAGTCGATTGTTAGCGTAGGTTTATCATTTATCGATGTCTCTACTGGCGATAGCTATGCTTTTGAATCTCATGGAGCGGGTGATGATAGCTTTCGTGGGTTGGATGACGCTTATAGCATCATATCTAATCACAACCCCAAAGAATGCTTAGTATTTGGAAATGTAAGCACTATAGATTGGTCAACATTGGTACAAAAGTTAGGTCTAACCAATAAGCAGTGTCTTCATGAACAACTGAATACATTTGACAAAGAAGTGCTAGGAGTGGCTTACCAAACTCAAGTTCTGCGCAAGGTCTTCCCCAATCACGGCTTGCTGAGCCCGATAGAGTCAGTCGACTTGGATCACAAACCCCATGCTTTGATTAGCTATGTCACACTTTTGCGGTTTGTTAATAAGCATTCTGAGTTTATTCTGAACAAGATACAAAAACCTACTTTCTTGTGTGAAGGCACTGACGTGAAACTGAGCTACAACTGCTCAAAGCAACTGAACTTGCTGCCAAGTGATAACTGTGAGGTTGGTCTAGTGGATGTATTGAATAAATGCAAAACGGCTATTGGACGACGAAGGTTTGTACGTCAGTTACTGAATCCAACGAGCGATACAGTGGCGCTCAATCACGCATACGATGTTATCGACCATCTTACATGCGATGCCAAGTACAAATCGGTACGAGAATCATTGTCAAATGTGTGTGATATAGAACGCCATTTTAGGAAATTGTTGTTAGGTCGTATCCATCCCATGGATTTTCTTAATCTGCGGCAATCCTTGGTCACAGTGAAAGAATTGATGGGGTGTAACACACTCGAGCATGCATTTACTGGTGATCCAAATATACAATGCGAGCTCAAAGAAATCTTGACGCATATGACCATGTTGCGTGATGATGCTGCCCGCAAGTACTTGATAGATGCGATCACCGAAAATATTTTTGTTGAAGGTTACAGCGAAGCTTTAGATAACATACAAGCATGCAAGAGCAAAAATGTCGCAATGATCGGCAAAGTCTGTTCGAAACTCAATGCCTTGATCGGTCATCCGTTCTTCAAAGTCGAGCAAAACGAGCGGGATGGTTACCATCTCACGATTACGGCAAAACGGTTCAAGTTGTTTCAAGCATGTAATAACGACAAAACCCTAAAAATCGATGACCAAGTCGCATTTGAAATACATCAAGTGACTACAAAACCTTTGTCAGCATCGAGTACGATCGTTAAAGTTGAACATCCCATATTTATTGACTGTAATCATGCGATAAATAAGGCCGACAAACAACTCAAAGAGCAAGTCGGCATCGAATATAGAGCATTCATGGCACTATTTTCCACACTCAGTGATGTGTTTCACAGAATCGTCGGATTTGTTGGCACAGTTGACGTCGCAACAACAAATGCACACAATGCCGTTACATTTGGATATTGTCGGCCCAATATTCAGGACTCATATGACAAGAAGTCTTTTGTTATTGCTAATGGAATTCGTCATCCGATAATTGAACTAACTAAAGATGATGTCGGCTACGTGAAGAATGATATTCAACTCGGAACGCCTGGACATGATGGTATGCTTTTGTATGGTGTCAACGCAGCTGGCAAGTCTAGCCTAATGAAGTCGGTTGGAATGAATATAGTCATGGCATCAGCAGGGATGTTTGTGCCATGCACGTCATTCATATTTTACCCCTACAAAGCTGTTTTTGCACGCATCCCTAATGGGGACAATATTTCGAATGGACACTCTACATTCACGAACGAAGTGTCGGAACTGCGCAGTATACTGAAGCGTGCTGACATGAATAGCCTAGTGATCGGCGACGAGTTATGCTCCGGTACCGAATCCGTGTCTGCTATGTCAATCGTTTCAGCAGGGATAGTTACTTTGAGTTTGCGACGCACATCATTTATCTTTGCGACGCATTTGCACGATCTTACAAAAATTTCCAAGCTAAAAACACTGGATAACTTGGGCGTATTCCATCTGAGTGTCGTGTTTGACGAGCGTCGCAATAAGCTAATCTATGACAGAACTCTGAAACCAGGACAAGGAACAACTTTGTATGGATTAGAGGTCTTGCGCAGTTTGGATGTCGACACGGGTTTCATCACGTTAGCCAACGAAGTGCGTCACGAGTTGCTCGGGACAGATATCAACATTGTTTCCACAAAACGGTCTCGGTACAACTCAAAATTGTACAAAAGTGAGTGTGCTGTTTGCAAAAAGCCAAGCACGGAAGTCCATCACATTCAAGAACAGCACACCGCTGATTCAAATGGATTGATCGGTCACATACATAAAAATGCACTGCACAATCTTGTGAATGTTTGTGATTCATGTCATGATGATATCCATTCTGGAAGAACGTATGTGAAGGGATTTGCCAACACGTCATTTGGCAGAGAACTTTTGTATGACAAAATCATATAAAAAAGTATTGATATATTGTAATATTGGGTACCAATGAGTGGTGCGGATGAGTTTATACCGTGTGAGGCGTGTGATACCATGGTTCGCTTCGAAGATTACAACGAACACATTGAAGAGTGTGTACGATACAGCATGGCATTCCGGTTGCCTGATCGTTTTTTAGATATGTTGTCCAACCAGTCCAGGTACGTGCATGATGACATGAGCGATGGTGACGATGATGGTGACAATGAAGGTGGTGACGACAACGGATATGATGGCGACGATTTGATTCCAGCTTATGTACCCCATGTAGCGACCAGTCCTACGTTCACCAACAATATTTTCAACCAGTTGTACCATCAAATACAACATACAACGCAACAGATTCAGCAACAACATCAAGAAATACTTAATCGCCATGTTGGAGGCAGCGTCATACCTAATGCGACTTTGAGTAGTTCTTTATCTAGTGGCAACGGATTCCAAGAAGCAGCATCGATCGCACCTCCGCTAACCGTAAACACACTGTTACCGCTCAACATAGATGATCTTTTGATGCGCTACCAAAGCCGGCGGCGACAAGAAGTGCAAGATGAGCCATTGAGCGCCGAGGTCCAAGAACAATCTACCAGTAATCAAATCACTTGGCCATATCGCACTCCATTCAGACTGATTCCAAATGACGACAGTCAAAATGCACGTGACGAAGAAGATGATGGTTGGAATTGGCTTGCCACAACTACCAGCAATGCTAGATTGGTTGTACCGCAGATGCGGAATCCATTCTCTTCTCGCAGCGAAAATGATTACGAGTTCAATCTAATGCTATCATCGCTCATTGGCACGGTAGAGAAAGGAATTGAAGACATCGATAGTGTTTCCACAGTAGTTGATTCAACGTTGGTGCCCGATGATGCTATGTGCACTATCTGCCAAGAAGATTTCAAGTCTAACGAGGCAGTCGACATTGTTCGCAAGTTGAAGTGCGACCATTTTTTCTGTGATGACTGCATACAACAATGGTTAAGCAAGCATGTAAAATGTCCGGTGTGCATGATAGACCTAACTGACAACACCGTGCTAAAACCATGCCAGAACCAATAAAACCATTTAGAAAGATACCAAATTAATATGTGAAATGAACCCACAATTAGTACAAAGTGCATTGCTTGCAGTGACAGCCATCAGTAGTAGTTTGACACAATGGTTTAGTTCCGTCGCCAACATGCTCTTAGAAATGCTTTGCTATATGTACATGGTAGATACCAATGGAAATAGAGTTCAATATGATAAACTCGCCAATTGGGTTGCACAAAACCATTGGATCAAATCTGGTGAGATATGCACGACACCTGTTGTGCCATACGGTAAGATTTGGGGGAACTGGTTTTCATGGGTGGCGTTCGTGACGGTCACGAGAACGAATGGTCATTCTACAGAACTAGCCGTAAATATCAAGATGTTCGTCTGGCGTTGGGGGAGAACGCGCGAAGCGCTAAATGCATTACTTCACACAACATCAGATGTTTGGTCAGACCCGAAACACCACGACGAGTAGCATAAAAAATTGATTACAATAATTACTTAAAGATACAACGAGTAACTTTCTACCAAGACCATGGAATCCAATACAGACCTTACCTGGGATGTTATTCGTGCCTATTTCAAGGACAACTCTTTGGTCAAGCACCAGATTGAATCTTTCAATGACTTTGTATTGCGCAAGATCGATGAAACTATTGAAGGGTTTAATGTGATTGAGATGCAGTATCAGTATATGCCAGAGTTGGACAAGTTCAAGCACATCTTGAAGATCAAATTCACAAATCCCATACTTTCCAAGCCTACCATATTTGAAAAGGATGGCAGCACAAAAATAATGACTCCCAACGATGCGCGCTTGAGAAACTTTACTTATGCTTCACCCCTTCATGTCGACATTGATATAGAAGCGTTGACATTGGATGAGGATGTGATGGAGTACTCATCAGAAGTTAAGAAGCTCAACAACATTAGTTTGGGCAAAATTCCAATCATGGTCAACTCGAGGTATTGTGTGTTGACGGCCAATCCAGACTGCACAAACGTCAACCAGTGCAAATATGATCCAGGAGGTTACTTTGTCATCAATGGTAATGAAAAGGTGATTATTTCACAAGACCGCATTTGTGAGAACAAAACCCATGTGTTCACCAACAGTAAACTGACAGCGTACACCTATATCGCTGAAATTCGCTCCGTGGCTGAGAACAAGTTTGGGGTGCCAAAAACGACAACGCTAAAGCTGTCATCTAAACATACACAGTATGGCAAGTACATCCGTGTCAACATCCACCACATCAAACATGACCTTCCTCTGTTCATCCTTTTCAAGGCATTGGGTGTGGAGAGTGACAAACAAATCTTACAGTACATCGTGCATGATGTCACAGACCCTAAAAAAGAAATGATTCTCAAAGAGCTGATCGGCACTATCCACGAGGCTCACTCGGTCACATGTGCACGCGACGCATTGGAGTACATGAGCAAATACCTTCAAATTAATGGCTATCCCCGCGAAATAATCAACAACAAGGAGCATCGTCTCAACATCTTGCGAACCATCCTCGAGAAAGAGTTCCTCCCCCACGTGGGTACAGATTTTCGTAAAAAAGCTCTGTACCTCGGGTACATGGTGAACAAGCTCATCCATTGTCATCTAGGACTTTGGAACACAGACGACCGCGATTCTTACGTCAATAAGCGTGTAGACTCTCCTGGAGTGCTGATGGCAAACTTGTTCAGGCAATACTACGGAAAGATGATCAAGGACATGAAGAACATGATGCAAAAGGAACTAAACTCAGGGGCATGGCGAACGACTGGCAAGTTTATCAATATTGTGAACAAGGTCAATGTGTATAAGATCGTCAAGAGCACCGTGATCGAAAGCGGTATGAAATTTGCACTCGCAACCGGTAATTGGGGCATCAAAAACAACAAAAACAAGCAAGGTGTTGCCCAAGTGCTCAACCGGATGACCTTCAATGCAACGCTATCCCATCTGCGCCGAGTCAATACACCTATTGAGAAGACAGGCAAGCTAATTCAACCACGCAAGCTACATGCGACGCAATGGGGTTACATCTGTTGTGCCGAGACCCCAGAAGGAGCTTCTGTTGGTTTGGTCAAGAACATGGCTATGACATGCAACATCACAATTTCGTCCAATTCCAACAATGTTCGCTCCGTGTTATCAGATGCAGGTGTACTAGAGTTTGATGGCACGAACCCAGGGATATTCCATAACCAGACCAAGGTAATCGTCAATGGAGATATCTTGGGTATTCACGAAGATCCCGCTACACTTTACGATATGCTGAAAGACCTCAAGCGAAATGGGGCAATCAACGTGTATACTGGTATTAGCTGGAATGTACTAAAAAATGAGATCAACATTAATACGGAAGGAGGACGGTGCGCTCGCCCCCTTTATGTCGTCAACAACAACACATTGAGCTTACCTGAATGGCACAAGAAGTTTGTAGCAACAAAACCATCGAGCGGCAAGTGCGATCGCCACGGCAATGCAACGTTTGGGTGGAAAGACCTGGTTCTTGATGGACACATTGAGTACCTCGATGTAGAAGAAACCAATCTGGCTTTGATCGCTATGAAGCCCGGTGACCTCGTGCGCGGAGATAAGGGTGCTAACAAGCAGCCCCGTTTCACCCACATGGAGGTGCATCCGTCCCTCATCCTCGGTGTATTGGCTGGCAGCATCCCATTCAGTGACCACAACCAGGCTCCTCGAAACTGCTATCAGTGTCTGGATCCCAACACAACCGTGCTAATGGCAAACGGGGATTACACACCCATCAAAGATGTCAAAATTGGTGACGAGGTCATCACGTTTGATAATAAAACAATGCAAACGAGCGTAACAAAGGTCATACACCAGTATGTACGTCCAACTGAGAATAAGATTTATGAGGTTGAAACAGTGAGTGGCCGCAAGATCATTGCCACAGGAAACCACAACTTTATGACGACAGAAGGTTGGAAGGCCGCAGATACATTTGGTACTCACACTAAGATTGGTATTCTAACAAATCCTAAATATGTATCACATGACATCGAAAACTACACAATTGTTGATAGTGATTTATTCAAGTCTAAGCTAGAGATTCTAGGTGTGAATCCTTCGCTCATAAACAAGCACGCAGAGTCACTAGGACAAATTGGTCTTCTACCGTTGACAAGCACGCATATCAAACTTCCCATCATCTCACGCCTAATGGGCATGGTGTGGACAGACGGTAGTATCAACGTGTATAATAAGACACACGGAGGTCCTACAGGCCAACTTTCGGTGAACTTTGGGTCACTTGATGATGCAAACATGTTTGAAACCGATCTAGAATCACTAGGTTTCACGCGGACTGTACCTATTGAACAAAACCGTGAAATCCATCAAGTTATGCATCATACTTGGAAGGTCAGCCATAATGGTGTTCTACCTTCCCTTATGCTCGCACTCGACATCCGGATTGGCAAGCGTTGCTATACTCCGTCGCCGCTAGTACCACACTGGGTTATGAATGGAAGTACAATGGTTAAACGCGAGTTCCTTGCTGGTTTCCAGGGCGGCGATGGATGCCAAGTTCAGATCAACAAAAACAGCGTACAACAACGTTACGTATATCGGTGTGCTGTGACAAGTCAAAGTATTGTGCCGGAACATAAAGACTCGCTTATCAAGTTTATGACCCAAATGCAGACATTGTTTGAAGAGTTTGGCATCGAGATGAGTGGTGTTAAGGAAACACGGGGGAATTATGACAAGGTATCCATTGGATTCAAGATGAGTGACAAACTTCAAAACCTAATCAAATACTTTGATACCATTGGCTATCGGTACTGTAGCAAGAAATCAGCACAAAGCGGAGTAGCAGTGGAATTCTTGAAGTACAAGGAACTTACTGGTTGTGACTGGTCCGAATACGATTCCTGGGTGAATCGCGTAGAAATTAAAGGTGCATGCATATTTGTACCAGTGCACCGCATTACAGAGGTATCAAACCGTATGATATCAGATATTACCGTGGAACACGACAATCATTCATTTATTGCCGGTGAAAATTTTCTCTCAAGCAACTCAGCAATGGGCAAACAAGCGATTGGTGTGTATGCATCAAACTTCAGGCATCGCTTCGACACCATGGCTCACGTCTTGAACTATCCACAGAGACCCATCGTGGAGACGAACATCAGCAAGCTCGTCCATACCGACGAGATGCCGTGCGGAATCAACGTCATCGTTGCCATTTCGACATTCACAGGGTTCAACCAAGAGGATAGCGTTATCTTGAACAAATCGGCTATCGATCGTGGTCTGTTTTCAAGCACATACTACCGAACATACAAGGAACAATGCAACAAGAACCATTCCAACGGTGAGGAGGAGTTCTTCACTCGTCCTAACACGCAAACGAAAGGCATCAAGCCGTTCAACTATGAGAAGCTCAATGAACACGGTTTCGTGCCTGAAAACACGTATGTGGACTCTGGAGATATCATCATCGGCAAGTGCATGCCACAGAAGATCGACACTGTTATCACACACAAGGATACGAGTGTATCACTCAAAAACAATGAAAACGGATACATCGACAAGAATGCCTGCCGAGACACATACTTCACGAACACGAACGGGGATGGATACACTTTCGCAAAAATCCGCATGCGCAACACGCGAGTACCAACGATCGGGGACAAGTTCTGTCTTGTACCTGAAACGGAAGTGATGACTCTTGATGGGTGGAAACATATCAACCAAGTATCATTTGACGACAAGGTTGCTCAATTGGATGAAAAGGGACTTGTATCATACGTACATCCTATTGGTATATATGAGTTTGACCACCAAGGTGATATGTACAGCATTGCTTCACAGCAAGTAGACCTACTCACAACATTGGACCATAAAATGTACGTCAAGAAACGCGATAGCAAACAATTTGAATTGATCAAGGCAAAAGATGTTATTGGAAAGCGGGTCCAGTATAAAAAGGATGGTGCATTTACAGCACCAGTTCAACCGTGGTTCCAGTTCGATGACACCTTTACGGTGCCCATGAATGAATGGCTAATGTTTCTTGGAATCTGGATGGCTGAGGGATGGGTCGAGAGGTCATGCGAGCGCATAACTATATTTGTCAACAAACAACGTGTGAAAGATATGCTGGAAATGGTGTGCCCCCTACTAGGCGTACACATAGTCAAGAACGGTGAGAAATGGCACATCTACAAGGTCGCTATGTACAAGTATCTAGATAAATTGAGTGTAGGTGCAAAAAATAAGGTGCTCCCACGATTTGTATTCAACGTGGATTGTTCTCAAGCACGGCACCTGTTGGAAGGCCTGCTGTGTGGCGATGCTACTTCATATTCCACATCATCTGTGGAGCTCGCGAATGATGTGCAACAACTTGCACTACACGCTGGTTTCAGTGGAAATCTCAAGCTAGTTCGTACAAAGCAAGCTACGCTGAATGACGGTCGCATTATCACGCATTCACAAGATTACCAATACACCGTACGCATTATCAAAACTAAGAATGAACCATGCATGAACCATGGTCATACAAAACAACAGACAAGCCAGACCGAATCGATTATTCAATATGATGGAAAGGTCTATTGCATAGAAGTACCATCACATGTATTCTACGTTCGGTACAATGGGAAAGGAGTTTGGACGGGAAATTCGAGCCGTCACGGCCAAAAAGGAACTATGGGAATGCACTACCAGCAACAAGATATGCCATTCACGAAGGACGGCATTGTCCCCGATATCATCGTCAATCCCCATGCGATCCCAAGTCGAATGACAATCGCCCAGTTGATGGAATGTTTGATGGGAAAAGCGTGCACGAGCGTCGGTTCATACGGTGATGCGACACCATTCACCGACCTATCAGTGGAGGATATTGCGTCCGTTTTACAGTCGCAAGGACTCGAGCGACATGGAAATGAGATTCTGTATAATCCTAGGACTGGAGAACAGATCACCACGACCGTGTTTATTGGTCCAACATTCTATCAGCGCCTGAAGCATATGACGGTGGACAAAACGCACTCTAGGTCTTCGAACGGTCCAGTCGTTCTATTGACCCGTCAACCCGCAGAAGGCCGTGCTCGCGAAGGTGGTCTTCGTGTGGGTGAAATGGAACTGGACGTTCACCTTGCTCACGGATTGGGGTCGTTCCTCAAAGAAAGGTTCATGGAGATGGCCGATAATTATAGAGTGTTCACTTGCAAAAAATGCGGTATGATGGCCAACTGCAATCCTGAAAAAAATATATATTCATGCAAGCCGTGCAAGAATACAACACAGTTCAGTGAAATTAGGATTCCGTACAGCGCCAAGTTGCTTCTACAAGAACTTCAGACCATGAGTATTGCGGCACGCTTCGTTACGAACTAGACTACCATTATTTTTATTATAGCTTGATCATGTTAGTATCAGGGTTGATGTAACTTACTGCCAATGACAGATTTGAGACTGTGTGTACCATCCATTCGCACTTTGCCAGACAAAAAACATCGACGATGACATCCATGCCCAATTGAGGGTTACCACCGGGATGTTGTTCGCTGGAAACGTGTTGTAGCTCGTAACCCTTGTTATTAATGAAGCCTACACCATCCGCTTTAGACTCTCCGCGTGCATATGCCCACTCTAGTAAGTTGTCTAGGGATGTCCGCGCTATTCCCTCGATGTAAACCACTTTGTCACCATATTGTTGTTTGAATGCAACGACGCCAAAATCAGTATCTGTAGCCAAATAAATGCCAGCATCCGGATTTTCTTCAAGAATCTTGTCGATTTGATTGAAGTAATCTCTCAGCAATATGATCCCTTGCTCGCAGCAATGACTTGGATGTCTGTAATGAACACCTATCATTTTGACGCCGGGTTTGAACAAGTCATCGGAAATTTCATTGACGATATTGTCGAGTTGTGGCGACAACTGTATGTACTTGGTGAATACTTTATGCGTCTCCTTGCGCCATTTGTCGAAGCTACCATCAACATTGTTCAGCAATGCCTTTGTTACAGATGGTATCCTAAACTCCTCGGGTGCCTCACATCCTTGAGTAATGCCGAACTTGGATTGCGCACCAGACGTGTAATATGTTTTGTGATTGTTGTCACCTTCAAAAAACTTCACTTTTGCAAAGTAATCAAACCAACAATTGTCATTATCCTCGTTAAAATAACAAAAGTGTGCAGGTTTGTCACCATTAGCCCTAACAAACTGTTTGAAATTCCAGTATGGGTAAACCCGACCACACATAGTAAGCATTCCGATGTAAAAGTTAAACACCGAGAAAAATCCTGCGTCGCGTGGAATAAACAATAGAGGGTTACTATAACATTGTCCTTCGGTGTCGTATTCTTGCATGTATGTCAACTTGGGATTAATATACACGTTAGAAAGTTTGCGACATAATGAAACGTGTTCGCACTCATTGACAGGGATGCTTTCGTCATAAAGCTTGTCCAATGCAAAGACGTCTCTGGAAAATAGCATCATTCCACCCCAAGCTGACCTGACTTTTGTCCATTTATCAAACACATGCATTTTTGTTATCCAGTCATAGGTCAGCCCATAATAGAGCGTAAAAAAAGGATAAACATCTTCGATATGGTCGGGATCGTCCAATAGCCGAAGCGCAAACACGTCGTAGTGATAGTGAGAGTTCCGAAACACCCCGTTTGCACATATGGCATCGAATGGTTCGTCAAGTTCAAAGCAAGTTGCGAATTTCTCGGCTGTGATTTCACTTATCAAGTCAGTATCTAGTTGTAACATGTAGTCATACTCAGTCCCTAGCACCGATGTCGCCATTTGGAATAGTTTGTTCCTGTATTTGGCGAGCATAACAACCCTGTTTCCGATCCCACCGTCACTGTCTATGACGGAGAACGTCTCGTTGTGCATCTCTATACCATCCACATTTGGATCCTCAGCATTCCATTCTTTCATAACTTTCATGGTGTCGTCGCTGTTGTTGTTGGTCAAATAATAGAACGACACCTTACCAAACAGCGTTTTCAGCTCGTTGATGAAGAACTTGAGACATTTGATGTCTTTGCATATGTTTTTCATCAAGCCAATCACCATTAGCGATTTCCCAGCTAATACGGTCCGGTCGACGTGCTTGATTTTACAAACACCGACATCCGAAGCCATGATTTTGGTAGCATGGGCTTTTGGTGGAGATTGAAGACGTGGTTTCTGTGTATTGGCCTTGGGGACTTTTAGTTTCTTTGGGGGGTACGGATGTTTTGTTTTACGCTCTTTGCAAGTGGTGACGGAACCACGCATTGATTTAATGTCTTTTAAGTTTATCTCAGAACATTCTATGTTCTTGCGAATGTTGGCAATCCATTGATCCATTTGTGGAAACGTGTCATCATCAAATAATGAGCACGAATGAGCAGTTTTGTTCATTTTTTTCCTATCATCTTCTCTGATTACTCTTGTATTTATGATTTGTTCTATTCTATCATTCTTTATCTTGTTAAGAATGCCCGAAGACATACACTATATGCTGTTTATTGATATAATTTATGGTAAAAAAATATGTTTTGTAACTTGTGCTCAAGATTGCTTTCGCAAATACGTAACTGCGCGGGAAATACCGTCTTCTATGGTTATACTTGGCGTCCATCCATACACGTCGTTGAGGGCAAATGTATTTGCGACCCTATAATACACACCCTTAGGCTTGTTATCGACTACAGATACATCTGCATGATGGTTGGCACATTGCATCATCATGTGAGCCAATTCAGAGAATGACACCGCCCTTCCAGTCCCGATGTTGATTGCACGTCCATCGTCCACTTGGTGCATGGTGTGAAGTACGCATGCTACTACATCTTCCATGTGGACGAAATCACGAACGCTATCGCTCCATATCTCTATTGGGCTCTCGGAATTCAAAACACGCTTCAGTATTCCAATGAATGGATAAACCTCGTTTTGAGTTTCCGAATATCCTGAGAATGGGCGGTAGCATACAATGTTGATTCCGTACTTGGCATGAGCGACGCTTGCAAGATACTCACCAGTCATTTTAGCCCACCCATAGGTCACATCAGGCAGGCCAATATGACCTGCAGGGAAGTCAAGCAGTGACTCATCGAGAAGCTGATGGTTGTCATACTCTTGCAAATGAACGGGATACACAGCGCTGCTGCTGAAATAGACAACTTTGCCCGGTTTGTTTTTTAGTTTCGTCAACCAATTGAAAAAGGCAGCATCAATGGAGAGGTCTTCCGACACTTCTAGGGGGCTATTCTCCATATGCACACGTCCCCCGACCACTGCAGCAAGATGCATGATAATTTCATACTGTGTGTTTAGATGCTCAGCATCTTTGAAGTATTCACGGCAATCTTGCTGAATAAACTCGAAGTGAGGATCTTCTACACATCTTAACGACACAGGCCAAGCATTGGGTGCGGATGAACTCTCGGACATCAAGTTGTCTATGCAAGTGACAGAGTACCCACAACCAAGCAAGTGTTTGCAAAAGTACTTACCGACGAAACCAGCCCCGCCTGTTATAAGAACACGTTTTGGCATATTGTTTATCATATAATGACAATAAATATGGAACATCAAGGCGCGGCAACATTGTGATAAAAAACATAGTTGTAAAAATCAGAAGCATGTTTCTATATACGAGCCAGAAATTGTCGATTATATTTGTCCATAGCCACGTGTTCGCCCACAACCTCATAGATGATTTTATTGACAAGGGGTACATGAAGGTATCAGACAACACCGTTTTGTTTGTCTCGTTTTCTTGGTACTATCCCCGCGCTATTGAGTACATCGACCGATTGCTAAACACGGAATACTTCCCTCATGAGAATATGTACATGCTCTTGAACTCACCAGAAGAGGTCGACATCTTCAAGGTCCGGTTTCCAGGGCGACATGTCGCCCTTGTGAACAATGCTGCTTGGATAGATACTGCAGCGTTCGATTGCATGGAAAGTGCTTCGAAGCACAAAGTATTTGATGCTGTGTTGAATGCAAAAGCTGAATCATTCAAAAATCATCATTTGGCGGCATTGGTTCCTGAACTATGCTGCATATCAGGTGGCGATGAATCCAGTGTGGATGAATTATATAGCAATCTCAAACCAGCATATCTCAATAATAGCCCTCTATTGTTTGAGGATATAGCATACCTTATAAACAAATCTACAGTTGCGATGATGTTGTCAGAAGAAGAAGGAGCATGTTACGCCTCAGCAGAGTACTTGGCATGTGGCGTTCCAGTCGTTTCGACCCCAAGTCGAGGTGGCAGACATATGTTCTACAACGACAAGAATTCAATTATATGCGAAGCAACTCCAGAAGGAGTTGCCAAGGCGGTTGTAGAAGCACAAACAAAAGTTGCTACCGGTGAGTTTTCTGCTGTGCATATTCGTGAACAGTTTATGATAGACGTGCTAAGTCACCAAAAAACTTTCATAAGGGTACTACAAGAAGTGTTCGATCGCTTTGGCGTCACGGACTGTCTCGCCGATGAGTACTTCAAGGAGAACTTTCGTCCAAAATTCAAAGACTTGCGCATCGAGAAGAATATACCGTGTCTAAATCCATGACAATTTATCTATCATGTATATAAATGACAACCGAGGACACTATAGAAAGCATCATCAGTGTATATCACAAGCCAGATATTCAAATATCCAAACACATTGTCACAGACATACTCACGGATATTGTGAAACGCTACGGACGACGCGCCAACCTGCTCGTGTTCGGTGCGGGACACGACACGGCAATGTGGATTAACGCTAACAAAGATGGAAATACTTGTGTGGTGGAACACGACGATGCATGGTTCAAAAAATACGCCTCCGTATTTCCTGAAAACATCATCAAACATGACTTTGCCAATATCACAGTGGAATCTTCTCTTGAGCTAGAGTTGTCTGACCTTGAGAGGTTTCCCATGCCTGAGAAACTCAATGAACAAAAATGGGACGTCATCATAATTGATGGTCCCACAGGATGCAATTGGGACTGTCCAGGACGAGCCTTGCCCATTTACTGGGCGAAATCAAAACTCAGTCACAGCAACACTATTGTTTATGTTGATGACTGTGATCGGGATGTAGAAGACCGCTTCATAGAGTTGTGCTTTGGAGAAAACTGCCAAAAGCGCTACTACGATGGCCGCTATGGTACGGTTCGTTTGGCTTTCTATGTGCAGCGCGCAACTACGTATGGTCGCGCATATGCGCCATCTCGCAAAACCAGACGCTAAAAAAATTGTCACTTGAATATAATAATAATGAACTTTTGCACAAGTGATACTTGTAAGCTGCTAGTTCTATTATTTGCAATTATTATATCGAGCTACTTGGTCCTAACGAACAACACATCCACCGAAACATTCACTGCAGATGAAATTGCAGCGCAAATAACAACAATATATAAGGAGGTATATGGAACCGGTATTCCATCAGATAAATTGAAAAGAGAATTAGACGTATTCAAAGATGGAAAAAACCAGTTCAGCGAAATCACCTTCAAACAAACATTGATGCTAGAGAAAAAAGCTGGTACCGAAACTATGATCAAAGATGCCTTCAATGAGCAACTAGGTCGCGACCCCACACCAAGTGAATTATCCAAGTACCTCACCCAGTTTGACGCGAATACACTGAAGACGAAGATTGAACTCGTTCGTTTGATAGCGCTGACGCCTGAAAAAATCGGCGCACTCAAAGACGACGGTACTCGCGCGAAACAAAAAATGAAAGACCTCAAAGTAGCGGACTACGAGTTGTACAAGAAAATAATGGATGCGTTCACTGTCACACTCGATAGGCTGCCCAATTCATCTGAACTTGACAATTATTTCGTCATGATGAAAACAAAACCGTCTTTCACAGTAGACAAGTTGAAGGACGCATTGATATCGTCCCGTGAACATGAGATTTTGGAAAAGAATCAAAAAAACAATGTTCATGGTGAACTGATCGGCAATATCACCGAGCGCCAAATGAAGATCATCATCGATGGCATTTACAGCAGCGTGTACCACCAAGACCCCGACAAGTTCACGTTCGATTACCTGCGTAGCAAGTTCGTAGACTTCAACTTGGATGATGAAAAACTGGTGCGGTTTATAAAGGACTTGAAATCAGCAGAAACGGCAGCCATCACCGCCGGTCAAGGTTATATCACCCAAAATCCTGCTGCCACTACTGCCACAGCTACGAAAAGTACCGTGAGCAAGTATATCGATACCCAACCAGATACTAGCAAAATCACTCTAGAGCGCGCAAATGTTAATATCTATGATCCAAAGTCGATCGGCAACAATATGCCGAATGCCATCATAGGTGTGAGTTCCACACAAGCGATGAGCATCGGTAAAATAGTTTCCACTGTAGCCGACGCTAACAACTTTGACAAAAACAAACTCGAAAAAAAAGTAGCAGCAACCAATAAGCAACCGTATGCCGACTTGATAGCAAATCGTAACTCCGAACAAAGCAAATATGTGAATGCCGACAGCAACATGGTTCTGTATCCTGAATTCAAGTGGTCTGTGCCAGAAAAGAGGCAACCTGTTTGTTACGGCAAGAATGCGGCCTACCAGCCATTACACGACCAAACAGCACTCATCGGCACACTCATATCCGATGCCAAAAACACACAAGTTGGGTCTATCATGCCAACGTTCACATACAAAGAACATACCTGTTAGTACAAACGTTTTCTACTTGCTTTGCATATACATCAAACGCAAAATATATTATGACCCAAGAGCAGCAAGAATCGCAGTCGTCTAGAGTTGTCCGTAGTACTTGAGGGCATTGTGTGCTGCTGCGTTTTCTGCATTCTTTTTATTGCTTCCGGTGCCCGTCGCAATCATTTTTTGCTCTTTATTCTTGATGCACACGGTGTACTCCTTACCGTTGTGCTTGTTATCTACACTAACCTCAAAGAACTTCGGCAAGTAGTTCATATTGTGTTGGAAGTACTTGAGAAGCATGTCTTTGTAGTTGTTATTGGCCGTGATGAGCTCCGAGAAGTCCAAATTGCTCTCGATGATATCGATAATGAAATCACGAGCCATCGCAAAACCGTTTTCACCAAAGTCAATAAATACCGCACCAATGAATGCCTCAAATGTATCCTCCAATATCTTTTGATTTTTCCTACCGTTGTTATCTTCAATCTGTTTGGAGATCATAACATACCTATCGAGCCCAATCTTTTCTGACAAAACCGCCAACATTTTGCCATTTACGAGCCGCGTCCTGATCTTGGTCAAAAACCCTTCTTCACTTTCCGGGAACCTGTCATACAGATAATCGGCTACTACGAGACTGAGCACACTGTCCCCCAAGAACTCCAACCGCTCATTGGAACTCTCTTGAAGTGCTACGCAATCCGCGGGACAATTTACGTTTCCGTTGATAAAATTCTCATTCCTCCGCGTACAATAGGATTTATGGACCATCGCCATCCGATAAATACTAATATCATGAAAATGATTGGCGACACCGTTTTCTTTCAACAAAACTTCAAGTTGTTCAGCACTGATGATCTTGTTGCCCACATTATAAGGTGTTGTGGACTCCCCGTCCATGGGATTGATAATAGTGGTATGGTTGCTCATATAAATTACGGGGTATAGTTCTTCTTTAAGTACAAGAGCCTCAAATTTTTATTTGAATGGGTTCGATATTGTGAACATACGATACGATGCTCTCAGCCAATTTTGCGCCAATCTTTCTCTTCCCCGATGCCATTTTAAGAGTTGCGATGACGTCTACCGATGCGTCCTCGACAAACCGCGCCAAAGTGCCATAGTGCTCTACGATAACTGTTGCAGTAGCATTAGAAACACCCGGAACCTGACACAAACATCCAGCGAAGAATACATCTTTGGTCACGTACGTCCGTTTGCCATGCGCTTGTTTCGGCAAGTCACATGTCCCCTTTAAGTACTTGGCAGGATCGGCAGACATGCGCTTATATGTATCAGCGATGAATTGTGCTGTTTGTCGAACGTTATCCACACACATTATGCGCAATCCATCCCTGAAAAGAGTGTTGATGATGGCTCCCTTGACTCCCTCTTCGCTCGTAGTTGAGAACGCAGATACAGTCTGTCCGTCTTTCCATATGTTTCCCTCAATCACGTACATCACCGCACATGCTCCGTAGTTGTCGAGCATCCTGTACTTTTGGTCTCTATATCTGCCATCCGAAATGCTAGCCGCCAAGTCTTGTACCGTCTTTCTCTCGATCACGACTTGTACCTTGTCGTCATGACATATCCGAATGTCGCCTACGTCCAAATTGGCGCTCACATGTGGTACGTCGAGCTCATTCAATATTTGAAGCAACTTGCTCTCACGATGGTCGACTTCCAAAAGCATAATTGGATATAAAAGGTAATCAATCCTTATGTGTTCCTTCTTTTTTTGTGTGATGTAGTAATAATATAATGCCTCCAAAAGTCGCTAAGAAAAAGGCATCGTCCCCGATGAATGCCAACAAATTCCACAACCTCGTGGCTGAATACAAACCAAACTACTTGGTCGAGATCTCACCCAAGGGTTGGGTGCTACCCAATAGGGTGAAATTCCCCACTTGGACCCGAGACACATTCAAGTACTCGGGACAAGACAAATCTGAATTGTTTCCATCTCAGCGCTTTGTTAAGGATTTCTTGCAATATGATAGTCCGTATCGTGGGGTATTACTGCTCCACGGGTTGGGGTTGGGTAAATCGTATGCGTCCATTTTGACTGCTGAGAACCTCATAGGTCAGATGGATGTTATTGTTATGTTGCCAGCATCCTTGCGTTCCAATTATATCCAAGAAATAAAGCATAGGGGCGGCAACAAATTCTTTTCTATCGAAAACAATTGGAAATTCGTCGCACTCGGCAATATTACGGATGTCATGAAACTTGTTACCGACAACACCTTTGCCGATGAAAAGGTTATCAAGAAAAACAAGGGTTTGTGGGTAGCACAAAAATCCGGTGCTAGCAATTGGGAAAGTTTGAGCGAGGACGATAAGGCAGCTATCAATTTGCAATTGGATGCCATGATTCAGAACAAATACAAATTCATCAATTACAATGGCATCACCAACAAAAACATAGATGAACTCATCGCTGAGGTGGAACATCCGAGCGGGAACCCCTTCGACAATAAAGTAGTTGTCGTGGATGAGGTGCACAATCTAATATCTAGAACAGTCGGGAATGGTCGCATCGGTAAGCGTATATATGACCTTCTATTGAGAGCCGAGAATGCCAAGTTGATCCTCTTATCTGGAACACCCATGATCAATTACCCTCATGAAAGCGCAATGATCATCAACCTTCTCAAAGGACCCCAGTATGTTCACGAGTTTTCCTTCGCTAAGAATGCTGCATTCAACGCGGACAACGTATCTGAGCTGCTCGACAAGCATGCGTATGTAGATAACTTCACGCTAGATCCGTTGAAGAAAAAGGCGTTCATACAACTCGCTCCCATTGGCTTCAAGTTTAACAACAAACTTGAGCTCACCGTAGAAAGAGATCCAAGCAACGTCACGTTGGATGCTATAAAACAGGACATAACAAAAACCTTGAAATGCGCCTTCACATCGACGGCTGTCAAATATGTATTGCCCGTAGACAAGGAAGAGTTCACATCCCGTTTCATAAACTTTGACAAAGACGGCGTGAACAATGCCCGCATGTTGTCGCGGCGGATGATGGGATGTGTATCGTACTTTGGGACATACTTCGGGGACCTCTATCCACGCATGCAACCCGCTTCTCATGTGGTGTTAGACATGAGTGATTACCAATTCGGTGTTTATGAAAAGAGCCGTTTTGAAGAGCTGAAGAAAGAAGATGGTGCGAAACGTATGAAGAAAAAAGCGCCTGTCGGCGACCTGTTCGATTCTACGGGACAAGTGTATCGCGCGTATTCGCGTGCTAACTGCAACTTCGTGTTCCCTGAAGAAATCCAACGTCCATATCCTAGCAAGATCGGTATGATGGCTAAAGAGATGGATTGGAATGAGGATGATGGACACGTAGCTGGCGAAGAAGCTAAAGTGGAGGGTAAAGATGAAAAGGCTTACCAAGCTGCGTTGGTAGCATGCCTCAAAAAACTCGCTGATAACGAAGACAAGTACCTAGTACCCGGACGCTTGGAGATGTACTCTCCCAAATTCAACGCAATGGTACAACACCTCAACCAATGCGAGGGCAAATCTCTCGTGTATTCTCAATTCCGTACTATAGAAGGTCTTGGTGTTTTGTCCAAAGTACTGGATGCGAACGGTTGGACGGAGTTCAAGATTAAGAAGACTGCTAACGGTGGTTGGGATTTGGATGTTCCCGATGAAGACATGTTGAAACCCAAATACTTCCAATATAGGGGCAGTGAAGAGGAAACGCAGTTTTTGATGAAGATCTTTAATAATGATTTGGCCGATATGCCAGATACGCTCAAAGTCAGGTTTCCAAACATGAACAATCTGCGTGGCGACATCATCAAGCTCATCATGATCACACAATCGGGTGCTGAAGGTATTTCCTTGAAACACGTGCGTGAGGTTCATATAACAGAACCTTACTGGAACGAAATCCGCATCAACCAAGTCATCGGTCGTGCCGTGCGTGCGTACAGTCACGTGGACTTGCCGGACACCGAACGCACTGTTAAAGTGTTTACATACATCGTCAAGATGACGGAGAAGCAATTGAAATCTTCAAAAACCATTCAAAACAAAGACAAGAGCAACGGCAAGCCCGCAACTACGGATGAGTACATCTTCAATGTAGCTGCCAGAAAGGCTAAAATCATCAATGCCATCCAAGATTTGATGAAAAATGCTTCAGTAGACTGCCTCGTCCATAACAAGTATCATAACGCATCGGTTAAATGCCTGACGTTCCCCAAGAACAATCCTCCCAACGAACTGAGTTATCATCTTGATTACGAGAAAGAAGAAAACGATGTGGAGTACAAACAAAAAGTCAAAGTGGTAAAAGAAAAAGACGTCGGTCCTTACAAGAAGTGTAAGCTGAATGGCACTTTCTATGCTTTCAACATGACAACCCGTGTGCTATACGATTACAATGCGTACGTCAATGGCAAGCTCGCGAAGTTTGGCAGGCTCGAGGTCGATGAAGAAACTGGCAGACAAAAATTGGTTCGTGCATAGCC